ATGACAGTGTTCAAGAGGATAACAAGTATCTCATAGCTCAATTAGAAGAACTTCAAAAATGAAGAGCTCTTGGCCAATTTACTGTTACTTACTATTGGCCCAGGAGAAGATCAATACGGTCGTTTAACTTCTACAGGTGCTATTGCTGAAGAGGAAAGAACCATTGCGGTAGACCCTTCAATCATTCCGTATGGTTCCATAGTTTTAATCAATGGCAAGGAATACGTGGCTCAAGACTGCGGAGGGGCTATCAAAGGAAACAAGATAGATATCTTTGTTGACAGTCCAAAAATGCAAAAGTACACAGTAGAAATCTATATAAAAAGAGAGGAATAGAATATGACAAAAAATTTAGAAGACATTATCCAAACAGCTAAAGCTGCAGGTGCAAATGTCAAAGTTGTTCAAGTTGGTTCAGCAGAAAATGAACCTGTAGAAAGACCAAAAATTCCATTATTTAAATTAGAAGTTGGAATCAAAAAAGAAGGTGATGAACTTAAAGTTATGCCAACTGATGATTGGTGTTTCTTAGGAAGTATTTTTCTAGAAATGGCACCAATTGATATTGACATTGAAAAGGTCAAAGAAATGTTTACACCAGCAAAAAATGCTTTCAATCATTGCTGTAATGAACTGAATAACTACATCCAAGAACAATATAAAGGGGCGTTAGAAGATGAAAAAGAAAGAATTAGAAGAAAGAGTTGCTGATATTGAGGGTTCAATCATGTGTATGGAGTGCAAGGATCATCTAGATAGTGATGATTATCTTCAACTTGGTTATCTCAATCAAGAATTAGCCAGTGCAAAAAAGGATCTGGAAAATGGCAATTACGAACTATGAGGAGTTTTTTTCTAACTGCAACATTGACTATGTAAAAGATGAAAAACATTGGCATAGTCTAAGAGGAAAAGGAATCGGTGGTTCTGATGCAGGAATTGTAATGAACGTAAACAATTACAAAACACCTTATGAATTGTGGGAGGAAAAGACAGGTGCTAAAAAGCCTGTATTTCAAACGAGTGAAGCAATCGAAAAAGGGAATGCATTGGAACCCATCCTCATTGAATTGTTCGGTGTTCTTTATAAAAACAAGTTTGGATTGATTGATACGAAAGATATCAGCCTATCAAACAAGAAATATCCATTTTTAAGAGCAAATCTTGATGGGGCAATGATTGAAATTGCAACCAAAGAAAAATGGGGATTGGAGATAAAATCAACGACCATTCAAAATGGTGCAATGTTAAGAGAATGGACTAATGATCACATTCCAATATGCTACTACTTTCAAGTATTGCACTACATGATTACAACAGGTCTTATGCACTTTGTTTTATATGCCATTTTGGACATTCCATGGGCTAACAACGGTGCAGGAAAGCAAGAAACAAGAGTTGTTTATCTACATTATGATGATTTGGTGCTAGATGCAAAATATTTGTTCAAAACAGAATTGTGGTATTGGAATTTGATTAAAACTAAAACACCACCACCATTCCTTGAAAATAGAAACAAGGAATTAAAAGAAATCAATTAGAAGGGACCTAAGAGAAATGCTATTTTGGAAAGCTATTATTTCTTTGTTATCGATAGCAGTTACTTTACTTGAAATATCATGTTTGCTTAACAACGCATATAAAACTATCAAAGATATGCGTATTTCCAAACATGAAAATGTAGAGCTGGTAATTACAACTATCATATTCATTTGTTTATTTGCTTGTTGGTGTTATGCGATAAGCAAGTAACCCATTTAAACCAAATATTATTTAATAAAAACTAAAAGAAGAAAGGGGAGTCTATATGAATGAACTATTAAAAGTCAATTATGACAATGACCGCATTACATTGTCTGCAAGAGAACTTCATAAGTTTTTAGGAGTTACTGAAAGATTTGGAAATTGGTTTGAACGTATGAACCAATATGG